CGTGTTTCTCTTCATCACGCACGTTGGAAGTAAGAAGCTCAACTGCGTTCTTCGGAACTTCATTCTTCAAAGCCTCTTGAATAAAATCACCTACAGGCAACTCCATGTGACGGATAGCAAGGGCACGAAAGATAGTTTCTTCAGCACCTTCTACAAGTTTGCCTGCAGTGGTTTGGACAGGAGTCCAGGTTCTTTTACGATTAAGGAGTTTTTGATAAGGGTTCATTCGCCGCAATTACAATCAGGAGCAGGATCATCATCTCTATCATAGAGAATCGACTCCAGGTAATCGGTAACCTCTGATTCCTCCAATGCAGCATATGCACTGGTCTTATCTTGCGTATCACCCATAACCTGAAGCGAATAGTAAAGGGAGGTTTGCGAAGAAGCAAGCCACTCTTCGATAAACGCTTCGTCATAGGTGATCACATCAGACCAACTATTGAAGCTGTAACCGTGAAGAAGTCCCGTGCTGTTAAGCATCGTCATGATGCCATCAGCGACTTTCTTATAAGCCTCCCAGCCAACCTCAGACGCGATCTCAACAGGACCGTAATCAAAGCTCTGGACGCCAAACGTACCGCTGTCACGGTCCACATGGCGGGCAATAGGAGGAGCAATTTCAGGGCAGGTGGTGTACCCATCAAGGTCCGTATAGCGGTAACTACAGGACGCTGTAGGAGCAATAGCAAAGGCTCGCTCCATGTTGTTCACCTTAGCCACATTAGCGGCGGCTTGGATACCAGCCAGCAGTTCATGGGCAAAGATAGATGCAGGAGTGTGGGGGTGTGGCTGTTTGGAGTTGATTGACTCAAGTGCTTCACCAAACTCCGCATATGTCACACCGGATTTACGGAGCAGGTTAGCCAGTCCGAGCATTCCCAGACCGACCTGGCGATCCGTCTCCGAAGGGAGGTACTCTCCGCTAGATTCAACGCCTGTTTTGGCATGGAGGGCGCACAACTCGGACATTCCGTTGACAAATGCATTTTGAATGTCATTGAGTTCGCATTGACCGAGGTTGACATGTTGCAGTAAACAGGTTCCCCGTGAGGGCAGATACACCTCCAGGCAAACGTTTCCCCGGATTCGATTTCCATTACGATCAACTTTAGTTTTGTTGAGCCAAATGTCACCACGCTTGATACCTTCAAGCAAGGCGCTCTTTACTTGTTGCGTGGCTTCATTCCACCAGTGTGGGTTGATGTTAACGCAACGTTTGACCCAAGGCAGATCAACTCGGCTTACAGTGATGAACTCCAAAACATCTGGGTGGTTCAAATCCAGGTGCAGAACTACTGCCCCGTTTTTGTAAATACCACCACGACGAAGGATCTCATTCAGGGTTGAGTAGATTTTACCAAAGGAAACCGGACCAGATGCTACAAGACCTTTGCCGTTCTCATCCCCTTTGGGGCGGAGTTTGGACAAATGTACTGCAACACCTGCTCCATAGCGAAGAGCATGACTAACGAATCGCCACGAAGCTTCGATTCCATTTGGACCTTCCATTTCGTCCTCCACCACAAAAACAGTGCAGGAGACAGGTAGGCGGGAGGTGGGGTCGTCAATCCAAGACTGCACACGCCCAGTTCGGGCGATCAATTCTTTTTGTGGAGCGGACATTATTAAACGAGATCAGTAAGAGTAGGGGGTTGATAATTTGGTCCTTTGAGAACCTTGCCGTCTTCACGGCGAATAGGTTGACCATCCTCACCGAGTTTGGTCATGTTGCTGATGTGTACTCGGTTAAGGGCTTCATCAAGATCCCATCCAAGATTCTCAGCGTATTGATAGCAGACATAAACAAGGTCTGCAAGCTCTTTCAAACAATCAGCAGCGTTGATAGTATAGTCCTTGATGAGTTGGTTTTCAGCATCAAGAAACTCTTTGAACTCTTCAACGATCAAAGTCCTCTGACCAGTCCGTGAAGCTGGACTCATACTGTTGTTGACCTGGAAACTTTTCCGGAACTCCTTTGCTTGGTCGCTGATGAAGGATTTCGTTTTCAAGTTCATTCTGTAGATAGTGGATTGCTTTACGAAGATCAGAGATGCGGCTGTCTTTATATCCCGCACGACAAATGTATTTGATTGCGTTACCTAGATGGAAGTCTAGTCCTTGGTCTCGGATGAAATCCCAAACTTGGATAGAACCTCGTTGATAATATTCGGGTCCAGTTGAGTTGGTGTTGGCCAATGTTTTACAAGGTTAGAGAGTGAATTACCAAGAACAAAGCACTGCTTTTGAAGAGCAAGGAAAAGGGTGATGATAGCATCAACCTCCCCCTTTGACTTATTCAGTGCGTCTTCAATCTGACGCATCTTGAACTGCTGCTCCATTGTCAGTTCGACAATCGGAGGGGGCGGTCCATAGTTTGACGGTGTTGGTGGTGAAATCATAATCGGTGTGCTGAAGGATCTTTGCGAGCCTGGCGTTTTGAAGGGCAACGGACTCATCAAGATCCTTGCTGGCAAAAGCACTGACGACTGAAGACCAGGAGTATCCGTTCTCTTCAAAGAAGGCTTCCGCCCTTTTGATTCCGAATCCAGGAACTCCGCTGTAGCCATCAGTTTGGTCGCCAGCCAATGTTTGAATGTAGTGCCAACGCTCACCTTCTTCTTTGGTGATTGTGATAACTCCAGTAGATAAATCATACAGGTCTCCAGGTATCTGTCGCATGTCTTTATCAGGACTACAAATGATGTGTCCCGGTTCTTTAGTGGCGTAGATGCCCAAGGCATCATCAGCTTCTAGCTCAGGCATTACAACAACGTTGTATTCTTCCTTGAGTTTGTTGATGACCCGGCGGTAACCGCACGGCTTCTTTCGATTTCTATGTCCTTTATACGCTGGATCAATACGTTTACGAAAGTTGATACTATCAGTAAAAAACAGAATAGAATCATCGAAGTTTCCAAGGTCACTTGCGATTTTGTATAACTCTCGTTCGACCATGTTGTAGGCTTCGGTGAAGCGGCTTGTGACGACGATAACGTCATCTCCCCAGTCGATTTCAGTTTCGTTGGCGGCGCAACACTTATAAACAATGAAGTCTGCATCTATTAGTAGACTCATTTACCTTGTCCTCGCTTGAGCTTCCGCCCATGCGAAGGAAGACTGCGGGTGCCGTTACCTTGATGGGTGCGTTTGAACTTGGCACGAGACTTGAATTGAACTCGTCCAAGGGTGGTTTTAGATTTGACTGGCATTATGGATGGATAAATAATTAATAACTTTTTGAAGCAACACAGGATCTTCTTTGAGATAACCCATGCCCTTGTTACAATCTCCACAAAGCCACTGCCTCGCTTTGTGTGTCTTATGGCAATGATCTAAATACAACCGTCCTGTAGCGTCACACAGGTGGCAGCTATCAGGTTTTGGAGGAGCATTCTTATGTGCTTGCTTTAAAGATTTTTGATACTTTTTAAAACACTCCTTACATCTGGTGTCATAACCATTGACCATACGTTTATGCTTAGGAAATTCAGAAAGCAGTTTCTCTTCATAACATTTAGTACACTGCTTAGTGCACTTCTGACCAGTTGTTTCCGACTTGGGCTTCTGCTGCGATGGGGATTCGCAAATCATAGAATTGTCCTGCAGCTTCAGCTGAGTGTACCAAGGATGTTCGTAGTTGATCCACGTGTCCTGGGTCGCATTCAAATTGCAATTCGTCATGTACAAAAGCTAGTTGTGAGCAACATAGCTCACGTGTGTTGTCGTAATTAATAAGCATCCACCGCTTGGCAATTACACCAGCGGATCCTTGCAAGAGGTAGTTAAGGGCTTTGTGGCTACCATCAACAAGGCAGCGGCGATTGTCACACAGGTTGATGTAACCAGATTCTGCCTTGGACTTAACCGCAGTAACCAGCTTCTCAAGTCCAGGAACTGCATCCATGTAAGCCTGACGTATCTCTTTACCCTTTTTCTTTGCATCTTTTTCATTGAGTTGAGGATCATAGCTTCTTCCCAACTTGGCATCACCAGCTCCGTATAAAAAGGCATACGTTACTGTTTTGACTTGTTTACGACTAATTCCGATCTTGTCGGCGTTCTCCTGGTGAATGTCACCGTTGAGAAGAACGTCTGCATACCTGCCTCCATCATATCGAGCCAGATAATGGGCAAGCATTCTGAGTTCAATGCCTGCGAGATCAGCACCGACCATAACAAGGCCAGGAGTAGCGCAGAATAGCTTTCTAAAATCAGCGTCACTGGGAACTTGAGCAAGGTTCGGTTTGCGGTGAGCACATCGAAATGTGTTCGTAGCTACAGAACAGTGATGATGAATACGGTTATCTCTTACCAACTTCAACCAGGCATTGATGCCTTCGGACAACATGCCAAGCTGTTTCGTTAGTTCAAGGCAACGGAAGAAATCAAGAGCGATTGGCGTACCAATGTCTTTCAATACAACTTCATCAATCGTGGGTTTACCTTTATCTGTGAACTCTGTAGGTTTCCAGCCGTAATACTGCTGCATCACCCACGCGATGTGATCACGAGATGTAGGGTTGAACTCCTTTAGCCGTGTGAAGGGGCATCCTTCAATGTAGCCAGAAGTTTTGTTATTTCGCTTAGGAGTAAATTCCGATCCTGCAATGAGAGGATGCCTCTCTCGTAGTGATCCTGTAATAGATTCCAGTTCACTTCGGAGAGTTGATTCAAGCTCATACGCCTGCCTCTCGTTGAAGTACCAGCCATGTAGTTCTTGTTGAGTAAGTATTTCTGCGACTTGATGCTCTAGCGAGCACCAGTCAGGTAAGGACGGAAGTGTTCGCATAGTTTACGGGTAACGGTTACGTCTTGTACACAGTAGTCTTGCATGTCCTCTGACCATTCTTTCCAGTCAGATGTTTTACCAAACTCTCCTTTGTATTCACCCAGGCGATAGCCATAAGCTTCAAGGGAGTGACGACCATACAGTTTCACTGGCATGTGTTTCCAGTTCTTCTTCTTGTCGATACTTAGCAAGTCTGTGTGGTACAGCCGTGAAAGAAGTAGGGTGTCCATGACCTTGCCTTCAGGTTTGAACCAAGGATACAGCTTCTTGATAGCAGGTATGTCGTAACCAATGATGTTGTGGCCGATAATACACTCGGCTTCTTCTAACCTTGAGAGACCACGGACGATGGGTTCTTGACTGCCTTGGTCATTGTAAACCAAGGTTTGGTCAGCCTCGTTATCATAGATGACCAAACAGTGAATGCTGGTAAGATCATACAGAAGTCCGTTTGTTTCTAAGTCAAAGATCAGTTGTGACATTCAACGACCGGTCCAACGATACGTCTTGTCTACAAACTGTGCCTTTGCTACAGCTTCAGGAGTAGGTGGTTTTGGGGCTTGAAGCACCTTTCCAGTGGGAAGATGAAAATATCGTTCACCATTAGAAGTCAGTGGTAGCGTCGAACTCTTGTTCTGATTGAGTTTCATTGAATTTACAGGTGGAAAGATCGTAAGTTAAATTACACGCGACGCCAACTTCGCCTGAATAGCGATTCTTGAGGACTCTAACAGTTGTGTCAGACTGTTTGCTTGTGCTCTGTTGATTTCGTTCAAGTGCAATAACTCCGTCAGACAGCTGTGCAATAGCTGCACTTCCTCGCAGCTGTCCAAGTGTAACACGTGCTCCCTCTTCATGGTTTGTATCAGATGATGTTCGCCTGAGGTGGGAGACGAGGAACATAGCAACACCAGTACGTTCAACAAGAGAACGTAGGCGTGTCATGGTGGTGTCGATCATGCGGCGTTCATCACCGTCAAGACCAGACAATAAGATGCTGAGGTGATCTAGAAAGATGATCCGCGCATCAAGACCTGTTGCCAGGTATTCAATTCGGTTGTAGATGAGATCAGGATCAAAAGAACCAAAGCCGTCGAAAAGAAAGAGGTTCCAATTAGCAAGAGTGTCTTGATATGCTTTGGTGAGATCAGATCGTTCATGTTCTCCAAGGTGTAATGATTTACCAACTGCTGCGGACATTAGTCCGAGAGCTGTGCGGCGATTTGACTCTTCAAGAGCCAGGTATCCAACTCGTTCACCGGAACTAAGAAGGTGAGTTGCCAACTCTCTACAGAAGCTGGATTTACCAATGCCAGATCCTGCAGTAATTGTAACAAGCTCGCCGTATCGGATCCCGTGAAGTTTATTTTGTAGTCCGGCGAAAGGGTAGTCATAATCAGATGGTGGAAGCGGGGTGGTTACGAGTTCAAAGAGGCTCTTTCCATCAATGATGCCATCTGGACGGTAAGGTTTTGCGTTCCAAATAGCCTCACGAATTGCTTGAGCGTCATTGGCAACGAGGGCGTCTGACGCATCTTTGTAATCATCCGGGAGCGATGCAATCTTGCACTTGCCAGGTGGGAGTACGCTTGCTGCTTCCTCCGTCGCCTTACGGCCTGCCTCGTCATTGTCGAAGAGCAGGACAATCTCCTCGTAACCCTGGAGCCAGGGGATAGCCCGCTGAATCGACTTTTTGGCCGAAGCGGCACCGCTAGGTAAAGATACCATCGGCCACCCCGGCATAGCTTCTTGACATGAAGCTGCATCGAGTTCGCCTTCTGTAATGACAACTCGTTTTCCAGTGGCGGGAAATAAATGTTGTCCAAAGAGTGTGCCTGGGACATTGCCTTCGTAGGTAAATACCTTGTCTTTAGTTTTTACTTTGCAGCCTTCAAGTACTCCAGCATCGCTGAAATAATAGAACCGTAGAACGTCTCCGTCCCTGTGTATCCGGTACTGCTTGCAGACTTTTTCTGAGATACGTCGTTTTTGCAGCCGTTCAGCTGATCCGCGTAACTGTACATTGGTGGACATTTTGTGAGTGTGAACATTTTCTTCAGTGTGACCGTACGTATTGCACGAGAAACAAAAAGTGTGGCCATCAGAGTACAAAGAGTTTGCATCTGATGACCCACAATGTTCACACGGTAAGTGCCTTACGAACTCGCTCTCGGAGTTGTGCATATGCAGATGCCTGTTTGTCGTGATAATCGAGCCATTCATCAAGGGCAAGAATAAACCCATTCATAATGTTGTCTGCTACATCAGGAGTCGTAGCATCCACATCAGCAAGAATGTCAGAGAACTGCTCAGAATAAAACTCAAGAGAACCGTAATTCAAGTTAGCCATGAGATTGGGATGGATTGATAAGAAGACCATGGGAAGCCGTGCTTTTCACACCACTTCGCATAGGTTGTTTTAGACCCTTTGTAGATTTTGTTAAAGGGTGCTTGAAAGACAAATCGAATATCTAAGTCTGGATTGCTCTTCTTCACTGCGATCATCTTGCGGCGATCCTCGCTTGTCAGGCGTCCCTTTACTTCTAAGTAAACGCCATTCGGCAAAAGAAAGTCGGGGATGTAGTTGCATTCAAGGATGTATGCGAGTTTGCGTGATTCGTATTCGTAGTTAACTTTCAAGCTAGAGAGAAGGTCAGCGACCTTACCCTCTAAGCCCGATCTAAACATCAGAAATCATCATCCTCTACTACATCAGCAGAAGGAGTCACATTGGGATCAGATGCCTTGAAACCAGCAGTCTTACCAAACAACTCAGCCACCGATGCATCATCCATGTCACCAGTATCCACACCAGCAGAGGTGTTGAGTGCAATCACTTGAATACCAGCAAGCTTCAGGCTAGTGCCGTAAGTAACCCCGTCCTTGAGAATGTACGGCTTCTGGCGGAAAGCCAGCTTAACCTTGGACCCACCATACAGCGGGGTATCTTCATCAGTGATGATCGTGCCTTCAGTATCAACAACAGGAGGACGGGTTTCATCATTCCAACTGAAGCGAACTTGGTACTTACCGTCCTTCACTTCTTCCCAAGGTTCAGGCTTGAGAGTAGAACGCTTGGGGTTCTTCAGTTTGGATTCTGCCCACTTGAGCAGTTCAGTACGCTCATCTTCAAGCGTGTTGATCGTGTCTTGATCGAGCAATGCAGACAGTTTGTAACCAAACTTGCCAGGTTTCAGTACAGCTTGGAACCCTTCAAGGACAACAGGCTGTTCGGTCTTGTGGATGGTTTGTGCCATTAACAGAAAAAGTAGGTGGATTCGATAACCGATTCAGGCTTAAGATCGCCAATGATCGGTGGGGCAGTCTCCGCACCTATTTGAGATGCGAAGTCATTGAGAAAGTCATGCTCTGCGAACAGGTGCATGTATGTCTCACGTACCAAAGTAGATAGCGTGGACATGTCCGTGGCTCTGCATAACACAGAGTCATGGATAAGGGCAATCGGTGCATCGAAGCGTAGCGCAGCTAAGTGCAGCAACGATGCATCAAGGGAATGGATGAGGTTAGGAGCTGTTGCGTTCTTGTGGTGGTTAAGGTCAACCTCGTCGGTATCGCCTACAGCAACCTGCATTTCACAGGTTCCAAGCAGTTGTAACTGAAGACGTACAACTTCTTTTTTATTTAGTTTTTGATGGACGACAAACTCTGAAGGTGTTGTCCATTCTAAGAAGTCTTTACCGTTCTTGATAGCTGTTGCTACTTCCTGCTCAATCCATGCCATAACAGCCATAGGACCAGGAACGACACTATCCATAGCAGCTCTTACTGCCCTAACAGTAGCAGTTAAATCTTCCTTGCTAATCTCTACACCTTTCTCAGCTAGTGCTTCACGGATGTAACCACGATTAGAGAAAGGTTTAGCGTTGTAAGGAACAGTCATAACTACCCTTTTGACCACCTTCCTATCTAAATAAGGTTGGATGGATTCAGGGCAGTTAGGCTTAGCTGCTTCTGCTACGACCTTGTAAGCATCTTGAGGCTGATTGCTTGGTAAAACATTAACAAGACGTGCGGTGGACTTATCCCTAGCTAATCCTGCCAAGATCTGAAGACCTGAACAGGTAGCATCAGTTGCCACCATAAGACGAGTGAATTGCCTATCAGCAACTACAACACAATGATAATACTCTTCCACAGCTGCTAAGAACTGCCAAGGTTCTTCAACATTCTCCCAAAGATGTAAGTTATCGACGGGATGTTCTGCTATGAGTGTGAACAATTCATGGTTATTTCTTGTCCATTCAAGACGCTCAATCAACGGTGCTTTATCAAGACCGTATGTAGTAGCTACTTGAAAAGCTAACCATTCATCTGACTCTTCAGTTGTGTAAGACCCCTCAGCAAAGACTAACAAACTTTTTCCAAAGTCTGTGTCTTGAGGAGTAAGAAAGGCAGGAATAGGGTAAGCTCTACCTCTATAATCAAAAGACCACGGAATGTAGAACTTAGGTACGTTCTTAAACCTCTTCACTGCCTTCATCGTCATCCGAGTACGACAAGATTTCTTAAACTCTTGTGCATTCAGATTCATTGTCTGAGCTGCTTCTTGTCTGTATTTCTTACGAGACTCTTTGTTCTCCGCAATGTCTACAGGTTTAGGCGGTAACTCATGGTTGACAATGGGGAGGAACTTGCCTACTGCTCGTTTCAATCTATCTAGTTCTTCCGCAACCTCCACTATGAAAGGATTAAGAGTGAAGGCGACCTTCTGAATCTTGTTCAGAAACTCGATAGGGGTTTCTCCCTGTATAGATCCCTGGTTACCGCGCCTAACCAGATCATGCCCTCTCATTACCTCATTAAGTAAGTAACCACCAGCACGATCGTTAGTCCAATCATTAGGCTCAATGAGCATGGGCCAAGCAAGTGGAGCAAACAATTCAGCCTCTTCCATTACCTTGTCCTTAATTGACATAAACTCAGGTGTAGGAACAACGTAGTTAACTCGTTTGCGTCCTTCATAACGTGTCTCTTTGGTGAACCAATGTGATTCAGCAATGATACAGTCAAGTAACCAAATGCCTAATTTAACACGATTAACAGAACCCCATGAATCCCACTTCACATCTACAGCATTCATAGGTCTGCGGATGTTGCTGAGACGTTGCTGTGTGCCGCTAGAAGAGTGCCAGTATTTCTTTTTGAGTACGTTCAGCAATCCAGGTGCAGAACGTTCGTAGAAACGCATCTGGCACTCATTCTCCACTGCCTGACCAATAGCCTCACATACTTTTGTGAGCTGATCACTGCCCTCCTTAAAGGAAAACACCTTGTCAAAGGTTAACTTAAGTGCAATGGCTGCAGATGCCAAGGGCTCAAGATCAATAATGTAATGTTGGATCTCCTTGAATGATTTACCTGCTTGGCCTTTAGTAAGACGATTGAATGTACTTTCAATGTGTTTTACTACTTTCGGCAGTAACTCATCAATCGAGGCAATACCATAAACACTAGCTGATGCGTAACTCTTCTCCTCAAGATCTTGGGTGTTCTTGTGCAACCTCTTGAGTCCTTGAGCTATCTGATCACGCTCAAGTTGTACTTGTTCGTCAATCTCAGCTGGTGTAGCCATAGGCATCCTCAATTACATCGTTGTCATCAGCGAGCTGGTCCATAGCCAGCTGTAGGATCTCATCACGATGGGGATGATTCTGCAGTTGTGCACACAATTCGTGCAACCGGCGATAGTAAACTTTAGTCGTCATTGTCAGGTTTCTCACAAGTAAGGTGGTGGATTGCTTCGTGATCACAAACAGTAAACTCAATGTCAGGCGTGTGCATGAGCTGGCTGACCTTGTTTTGTGCTGCGGATCTACGCATGTAGACGTGTTCTTGAACCTTGTAGGTCTTGGTGTCACGTACCCGTATGATACAACATACGGATGAAGGTAACTCCCAACCGCCTACTTTCCAGTCCATTACTTCCTCAAATAGATGAGGTTCAAACATCTCATCTGGTGCGTCCTTGAAAGCTTCCCAGTTGTTGGGAAAGTAACGCTTACCACTCATCGGATTGCCTCACATTGATTAGTTCGTCGTTGCGTTCTTGGGACAATTCTAAAGCCTGCCATGCAGCAGACTCAGAATCGGGCGCTAATAGATGAATAGTGCCTGAACGTAGGGTGACTTCATATAGCTTTGGCTGATGATTGTGAACCATTTGTTTTACCTTTGCGGGTAGATGTGGTACGTGTAGGTGCAGATTCGGGTACGTCCATGCCCAAGGTTTGCATGTACGCATCATGGAACTCATTACGCAGTAGTTTGTACTGCTCAACTGTAGGAACATCACCTACACTTTCGTAGTTATGTAGCCAAGCTTCGACTGCATTAAGTAGCAGCCATTCACGGGATCGAGTAAGTGTTTCAGTCATTCAGCAAACTCCAATGCAAGGTCTTTAAATTCATCAAGCCAGCCACTAATAAGACCAGCTTCCTTTTCAGTTACATGTTGCATAATGTCATCATTACAACATGCACGATTGAGTACCTTGATGATAGGTTTAAACTCATCAGGGAATGTAGGTACTTTGATTGCAGTGGATTGTTCAGTCATAATTAGAACTCCTTGTAAGTGTGCAGGTTAGTGTTCATCGGGACAACATCAAGGACACGCTCATGTCCTTGTGCTCGTGCATTACCCATGCTCCATGCTTCCATAACTGAGCGAGCAGTTACGTACTCACAGGCACAGACATCACGACCCTTGGTGTAAAGAACTTGGTACTGCATCAATAGTAAACCTCCTCATCAATACGAGACAACAATTCATACGTAAACAAGATGTGATCAGGGTAAGTCCTTACTGTTTGATAACTTGCGTTGATCCAAACGTCTAAGGAAGACTGATCAGGTGCAGGGTTGATGTACTGCATCAAGCCACCTCCGCATCAGCAAGGGCAGCTTCAAGCATGTCACATCGGTTACCCCATGTGACCTTGGTATACATGTCATCAGCGATCATGAGTTGCTCTTCTGCATACTCAAGTTGCTGACGCAAGTATTCAATGTTGGACATAACTAACTCCATGTGAAAGAACACGTAGTCATGAGGACTACAGAAAAGGAGACACATAACGTGCATCCCTGAGTGTAATCGTCAGGCTTAGGCAGCAAGAGCCTCACGCTCAAGCTCATTACCCATGTGTTGTGCTTGACACCATAGCTCAACTACACACCACACCATCTCATTCTTGAGGGTGGAGATAGTAGAACCAGTGTCAACAAAGTTCTTCATAGAGAACCCGCAATCGTTGAGGTAATCGTAAATCTCATCTTCATACTCATCGAAGAACTTCTCAGTCTCGGAGTAATAGATGAAGCCAGAGACACCTCCGGCGCAGCCATGGTTGGCTACGTCCTTGATCTCATCAGCGTCATCGAAGCGCTCGGTGAGAGCCTGATGCATGGTACGCATGGTGATGTAAGACATGTGTGAATGTAAACAAGTGAACAAGCGTAGCTTGTAGGCTACAGGAAACCATCACAAAATGTGATGGCTAAGTGTAACCAACGGGGCTGAAGATCAGACGAGTTGAAGGTAAGAAGTACGCTTAGTGTTGACGCAGTTCTTGTTAACCCAGAACCCAAGCGACATGTTGGGATTGAGCAACAGGTTCATGATAGCCCGGCGGCTGACGTTGGTGTACTCATACTCATAGCCGTTCTCGAATGTAACGTAGGCAACACCGTTGAACGGGTCAACCTGCAGATACGAGACAGCATCAGAGGTACGAGGAGCAATGTTGAAAGTAGGCATGTTGTGAAAGTGTAATGATGGAATGTGTTGCGACCTTGAGATCGCAATGACTAGCCAGGGACTCGAACCCTGGTGTACGCCGGTGCATACTAGCCGGTGTGCCATGAGCATACTTGTAGCGATACGCAGTAGCGCATCTAGCGGCTGTGGCTCGCCGCTTGCTGGTGCTCACCCTTCTCGGCGTGGCACGGCTGGCACCTGAGGAGTGTACCCTAGCCCAACCCCTGGAATCCCGCTCGGCAGGTGGTTGGCGGCAGTGACCCGTGGCCCTACTCAGCCTTGGCTCTTCGGTTGTCGAGGTTCTGAGGGGGAGTGGTTGATGGTTGAAGATCGAGACTCTCCTCCCCCTTAACAGGGAGAGTCGAGATCAAGACCTTCAATCAACCATCTCTGTCCCAGCATACAGCCTCTGAAGCCGGTTGGACGGTGGACAGTCCGAGGAACTGGCACAATGGCTGGGTGGAACCTGGCGGAACCCATTGCAGCGCAGTGGTTATCAGTGGTGCTTATCTGTCCCATCAGATTTGCTAATAGGACGGCAAACAGATCACTTGAAATCCAGTGACTCCAAGGCATCTGCCCTCCTCCTTGCCCCAGGTTCCGCCAGGTTCCGCCAGGTAACACCCGCATGGACACAGGTGGACACGGCTGGACACAGGCTCAGGCGAGGACAAACCAGGCGGGACCAGGGGTGTGGCCGCTTGCGTACCTGCGTATGTGACAGGTGCGCGGACACGTGGACACGGCTGCGACCCGTACCCCCACGGGGGATGCTGGGGCCGCCGCTATCCGTATAAGGCTTCACAAATTTTTGTTCGGATTCATCAGACCCCTCTACAATCGTCTGTAAGGGGTTTTACCCTTTATCGGCCTCCTTATACCAAGGAGCAGTTAGACGCATCTCAGGGAGGCTTGTAGACCCCTCTGAGAGCGTTTCTGTGTAAATAGGAGTGACATAATCAGGTTCAACCGCTTTAACCTCAGCATGAAACTGCTCAATAGCCGTATCAAGCTCTGTGTCTACCCTCTGATCAATCACCCACCGTTCAATCCAGACAAGCAGACCAAGCAACAGGTGATCAAACCAAGGGATGCCTTGTTTCCACGTCACATACAGTGTGTGAAACTCATTCAGCTTAAGTTCTTTTCCCACAGGTCGAATGATGATAGTTTAATCATTATGAGACCACATAGCCTCACAAACATTAGGAAGGTGTTGATACAGCAGGTCTTGGACTTGACCAGCTATTTGTGCGTGTTCTTTTTGAGTACCATTACTTGTTCGGAGGTCACAGTAATGCAACCAAGACCTAATGGTTCCATTCATGTACATTTTAGTTGGAGCTGCCAAAGGAAGCACGTCTCTTGCACACTCCTTAGCAACGCCAGCATCAACCATATCGGTGTAAAGCCGGTAAGCATCCAGGTAATGTTTATTGATTTCAAACTCAAACTTCTTAGCCAGCACCTCATCCAAGTTATCAATACTATTCTGACGATTCTTTAGGTCTTGAGTTCTAAGGTTAGGTACTTGAGGTATTTCATTTACCCGTGCATACCGTTGACTAAACTCTTGAAAGCTAAAGGAACGATGCCGAAGGATCTGTGCAGCTATACTTCTAGTAGTTTCTATTTGTACACACATGTTCACCATTTCAAAGGGAGACCAATGTTTGTGTTCAATAAGGTATCTAATTAACTTAGCACTTGTCTTAGTGTTGTTTTGATTAGATGGGTTAGAAACTCTAGCCATGTAAGCTATTAGTTCTTCTGCATCGGGTGTGATGTGAATAAGTTGAACGGAGTGGGTGGTACTCATTAAAGTTAGACAGACAGTAGTAAAACGGAAATAACCGTATTTTGTTCAATGGGGAGGAAAAATAAAACCTTATTCGGTTTACCGTAGAAAAAGGAGAGAAAGAAATGATTGTCTTCCTCTCCCCCAGGAGTTGGGTCCACCCTCCCTTCTCCTGTATAGATCCCTGGTTAACGCTAAACCCAGGTGGAGACTCCGTTTTTAGAAAAGCCTCTTGCTTGTCTTTTTTGGTCTAAGGACATACCCAAAACAAGATGGTTTGTCTCAGATTGAGGGTCGTCAATAAATGCTGTAAGCATGTCGTTCCACTCTTCCATCTTACGTTGTTTTACCGTTTCTTGGGCAGAGATACCCATAGCATCGGTAAAGTACTTAACGCCTTGTGCAAGAGAGTCTAGACGGTCATCGTGTTTGATAGCAAACTTTTCACGACACATCCGACTCATTTGGTAAAAGAGCATGTAAAGGAGTCGTTTCTCGGGTGGATCGTCTTTGTTACTGTTGTAATCCCATTCAACAACACCCCGATCAATGATGAGGCGGTGTTGGTTCATGATGGGTTCAAGAGCATCAATGATTCGTTCTTCTTTACGAACGTTAGCTCGTACTTCTTCAATGCCAATGTTTTGTTTTGTCTGTTGAAGGTGTTTACGAAACAATTCGGAGACGATACCATCACCAAAGTTTGTCTCAATGACAAGGTTGGTAACGTTGTATTTCTTACAACCCCTGAGAATGTCTAGCAAAGTGTTGTCGGAGTAACCGTCTCGGTAAGAACGGATTTCATGAACGTAAAGGAAGCCGTTGCGTTGGCTTATGTAAGTGGCAGCTGTTTCGTCTGTACCTCTACCTGACGGGTCAACGCTGCATATCGTTTCAGTGTACGGACCCCACTCTCCTTGAAGCTGCATCGGGGAGTAGAAATAATCACCCGGTAGGCCAACTGTAGGCAGATCCTTGAGCACATTACGAGGATCACTGCACCACACAACAGAATCCGGCGCTTGAGTCGGGTTAACGGAGGTAACGATAAGGTCTTGGAACTTAAGTGGGAACTTTTCTGCATCACTAAGACTCGTATCAAGCATGAACTGGAGCATGAAGTTGCTCCTACCCATTGCTGCTTCCCGTTCAAGCAGATCCTCGTCTTGGAAACGATCTGGATCTGTTACTGACCACGGTTCAGCACCGTTATCAATGTCTTCTTGAAGTTGAGGAGCAATCAGTCCTTCGTAGTTTGACAGTTTACGAGGTACTCTTGCAGGCCAAACAAACGGTCGATAGTTACGTTCGGCTAGTTTACGGTAAATGGTAAAGGTAGTCTGAGGTGTACCAAGGTACATAATCCTTGAATCCGACTTAGGAGTAAGGATTGACTCAGCTTCTGTACACAGTTGCAAAAGTTTTTCTCGCATCATTTCAGTCATTGAGTTACCAGGAACTTCAATGTCATCAAGAATCATCAAATCAGCACGAGAACCAGTCAACTGACCGGTAATACCAACGGATTTAACGGATGGTGCTTGGTGTGGACTGCAGTTAACATCAAAACTAATACGAGACCACCGGGCATCATCTGACTTCGGTCTAAGATGTACTAGCCACGGGGTTTCAATGATCAGTTTCTGTAGGAAAATTGACATGTTATCTGCCCGCTCTTTGGAAGCCGAGATGATCATGATCTTCTTTTCGGGGTTATTAAAGAGTGTCCACAACACAAAGGCACCAGTAATCCACGATTTACCTACACCCCGGAACGCTTGAATCTGTAAACGTTTAGGACCGTGCTGTAGATAATCAGCAATAGCGTATTGAGCACGTGTCGGTGAAGGTAAATCAAGTTGTCCCCAAAGGGCTTGAAGAAATAGCTTAAAATCCTGTTGAAGGGACTCTAACACGGAGTCCCCTCTAGCAGCGTCTGTACGGCGTTTTACGGGCATAGATGGTAGATTGTACCTAAAGGTGGTTTAAGGGGTGTTGTAGGGGCTTGTAGGTGCCTCTAACGCTGGTATTAGAATTGACGCTCGTGTGGTTGATCAACAGTACCTATCATGCCACCAGGGCCGAATCGTTCTTGTGAAGGTACTTCAGTAGGAATCAAAGAACGGCTAAATCTAATGTTACCGGCTTTATTGGTTAGGGCTTTAGGCTTCGCAACAGGTTTAGGTTTAGCAACTGGCTTAGCAACTGGCGTTGGTTTAGCTACTGGTTTAGCAGCAGCTGCGGGTTTAGCCATTGGTTTAGGCTTAGGTGCGGGAGGTGCAGTTACATTCGGTGTGTATCGAATACTTGCTGTTGATTTTGATAAAACTCCAGAGTTAGGCAGTTTTTGAAGTGCTTTATCAATATCTACACCGGGTTCAAAATCTAATCCAGGTTGCTGACTTGTAGGTTGGTATTTGTTGTGATATTCTTTGGGAATAGCACGTGGATAACCGGTTACATCATCAATATCTATGACGTACTTGTCGCCATAAGCAGCGTAAACCTTTGATTCAACTGTATCTTTAAATACTTTATAATCTGGATCAGATAAAGACACATATTCATTTGTACCACCGGAAGCCAGTCGAACGTCATGCTCAACAATAGTAGGTTTAGAACCAGCTACAAATTGATGTTCGGTAGATGCAGATTGTTGTTTTGCTTCTTTTTTTAATTGAGAAACATTTTCACGTTCTGCTTCTGTTTTAAACTTGCGTTCTTCTTTACTGCGTTTAGTGTCCGCAGTTTCTTTAGTACTGTAGTTTTCCGCAGAAAGCCGCCCACCTTCTTTTTTACGTACCCGTAGTTTATCCCCATTAGGTAACTCATAAAGGTTACCACCAGACAAAGAAGGTTTATCTTCTAAGTATGTTTGAGCGGCTTTAATTGCGTCAGATCGTGTTTTAACAGGAATAAATTCTGGCATGAAAAAAGCCGCCCCGGTTTGGAGCGGCACTATCGTTTAATAAGGAAGATGCTTATTTAAGGTTCTTGCGCTTCTTTTTATTATACTCTTCGGTTTTAGCAGTAACCTTAGAGGTGTCCATTTCTTTACCTTCCATCTTGGTAGACGGAGTGTAAACATCCATAGTCTTATCAAACTTGCTGCCAATCTTCATAGCTTTGTTAGCTTGAACAGCAGCGCGGTGCTCTTCCAGCGTACGATACCGACCTACAGACAGCCCTTTGGTATCGAAAGGATCACGATAAGTGGATGCAGTTGAAGCAGGTGCCTTAGACTTTTCAGCAGGCTTAGCAGCAGGAGCCTTAGTGGCCGTGGTAGGCTGTTGAGCTGCACGCATAACTGGTTTAGCAGGCTTCACTTCAGCAGGAGCTGGACGGCGAAACTCAGGGTCACGCATACCTTTCTCTACACGAGGAGTGCGTGCTTCGTCAGCAGTGAGTTGCTTGCTTTTGGCAGGGTTCTTAACACGAACACGTTGAGGTGCACCACCAATGGTTTCCCCTTTAGAGGCAGACCCTTGAGCACCAGTTTGCTGTCCCTTTTGACCCGGTTTAGGACGCATAGAAGCCGCATAAGCTTCTTCACGTTGTTGTTGCAGCATACGCTGCCGTTTGCGTTGAGCTTCGTTTAAAGCTGGCATAATTAACTAATGTGTGAAAGGATTAGATTCTCTCTTGGCGTTATACCAAAAGTGCTCCTCATAAACTGGAGCCAGTTACTACTACCTTTTGCCTGATTACACTTCCAACAGCTGGGTACAAGGTTTGATGTAAGGTCTTCCCCACCAAGGCAGCGAGGACGTACGTGGTCAAGTGTAAGTTCATGTAATTCATAAGTTTCTCCACAATAAACGCATTGACAGTTGAAGTGTTCCTTAATGGCTCTTCTCCAGAGCCGTTTTGCTTCTGGACTGGTCATGGTTATTAGGTTTTGGAGGTAGTGATCAGGCGTGGGTAGTAACGGGGTCATGCGTACTTTTGATTAGTACGGGGTCTACGTCGGTTAGCAGAAGGTTTCTCTAGTTTTCCAGTAGATGGTCCAGTATGAGATGCGTCCATCCCATCACCGTTACCATATGTGCCAAGATTTCTATTCAGTTTGTTTGCAGCAGTACGAATCTTTAAACCATTGTTGGTTTTGTTGTACTTTGACTGCTGCTTTTGTCGGCGCTTGCGTGCCTTGGGATTCTGTTTGTAGTACTCAGACGTGCTTTGAGCCATACAGCCTCCGTTGAACCATTTCGGGGTCTACTTTGGGCATCACAGACGCCAACTTATCCAAGGGGTTACCGTCATAAGCAACCCCACTAATGTCATTCTTGGCAAGCCAGTCACACGCAGCCTTAAGGTCTTGTGTGCTGGCTTCACCCGATTTAATGCGTTGGAGAAACTCAGTTGTTACGAGGTTATGAAGCTCGTTAAACATGTCCTCCGAGGCTTTCTTTTTATTAGCCATGACGCAGAGCGATTTGATCTAGTTTGTTTTCAATCCTGATCATGTGGTCTTCCATCTTTTGAAGAGCCACAGTCAGTTCTTGTCGAGGGACGTATTTCTCTGCAATGCGAAGTTCAAGACCGTCGATACGTTTGTCAATCACATCCATACGGGAAGAGGATTTGCTATTGAGAGCAGCAACTCCTCCTCCAACGCCAATAATGAGAGAAAAAACTCCTGTAATAATTGCTTCAATCATCACATAAAAACCCTTACTGGTTGCTCTGGATATACGGAGTATTGCTTCCAATCCTCAGGAACATCACCAACGTAATTAACGTGCCACCCAGCGCACTCAGGGATCTCACCAATCACATCCAACGCATGGCTGTGGCTGGCGATGATCCAGGTATCGTCTTCGGTACGGTAGTCAGCCAGGACGGTGATGGCCGTGTCTTCATCGGGGAAGCGCAAATAATGGGTCATGGTTGGGTGATAAATTGCAAAAGCGGCTGAGGGTCTACAACCTTCCAATAGGTGCGCCCTGGATCGCTGACAAAAACACCCTGCTCAGTGCTGAAGCCCCCAGCATTAGAGCCTCGATACCAGGTGCCAGTGCCACGCTCCGTGTAGGTATCGGCAGCAAATACCCAATCGCAAAGCGTTAACTGAGGCGGATCGCCAGCAGCCAAGCAGTGCCAGTCATTGCTTTGGTAGTCTTTGTTCATCAGTCCATCTCTAGTGGATTGGTCATGGGTCAGGAGTTCGTAGCTCGCTGGCCTTTCATATTGTATGGCAGTGGTGGTCATCGGGTGATCTCCACCAAAGTGCTGTTGGGCAGGCGTTGCGGCCAGTAGGTCAGGCGGCGGATGGTGCCGTTGATGCACTGCGGACCTGTACCCCCAGCTTCAATGTCGCCTATTCTTAGTTGATTCACAACGGGAACCGTCCCACTAGTGTCTTCGGTAAATGAAGATCCATTAACACTTGCCGCAAAGCTATTGACTGCATAACTGAGCGCGACTTTTGCTGGCAGCGCATAGGCGCCAGTGGGAGATGTGAAAAGAGCTTGAGCAACACCTCCATCTGTGACAAGCGCAGCCGGCGTGTTAATTGCTCCTGCATAGCCAATAGTAACTCTTTGATTATTTGTACCATCGCTGACTGACGCAATACGCCTAGAAGCACCAGCTTGTATTACTGCTGCTGTTGCTACGTCTCCGTAAAGCGTCCCCTCATCCTGCCGATACCAGGAGCTGAAGTTCGCCCCCGTGATGCTGGCCACGTCTGCACTGCGGGTGACCGTGGCACTGGTGGTGGGGATGTAGCTGGTGGGGAAGGCTCCGGCTTCTAGTTGGGCGCCCCAGAGGTAGATGCCGCTGGTGCCATCACCGGTGTAGTTGTTTGCAGCACTTGAGGCGCTAGAAGATAGTCGAATTTGAACAGCAATACTTGTTGTTACCGTTGCTTGAGAAATAAGCGTGCATCTATACCAGCCATTTGGAAACGCTTGGATCTGCGCTGATGTATTTGTGCCAGAAATACTTATGGTAAAACTACCGGCTCCGGAAAGGGTAAAAGACGCTGCAGTACTAGTCCCAAAGGCGGCAGCTGGAAGAATTAAGCCCAAATACCTAGTAGCTCCAGGAGCTTGTTTTGCCCAACAAGAGAAGGAGTAAGTAGTGCCGCTTGTAAAGGATTGTGACCTGGCAAGGTAGCGACCGGTGGTAGCAGTATCTTCTTGATACAAATCTGCGGTTGTTGCACCGTCAGGATCTACTGCTTGGTTTGCGGTCAACGTTCCTTGGAGGTTTGTTTTAGACCAATAAGCATCATCAAACTCCTCGCTTCTTTGAAACAAATTCGTCCTTTGCTCCTCCACCAAAAGCCCAAGGCTTTCGCCGGTCGTGGGGTTGTGGTCGAACCGTGCTTCGTTCGTCGTTGCGGTCTTGATCAGCCCGTCGCTGCCCACATACGTCCCACTGCTGGCGCGGGTGAAGGTGATAAGATCCGTGTTAGTACTGATGTTATCTTGAAGGGTTTTATTGGTGGCAAAATCAAGATCCAGTGATGGCCTAGCGCCAGCTAAATCAAATAGCTGGTTACCAAGACCACCGGATTGATTTGCCGATGTTGCCCTGGTTGCACTAAGCCTCATCAGCCCAGCTCCGTCAGTTCAATAGTTCCGCTGGTGGTGGAGTTACGAAGGACAGCAATGTTTGCCGACGTAGGCACAGCAAAGTCAAGCCGTTCACCGTTGGCAATAAAGTGCGAAGTAGCAGTAGCAGTTTGACTGCCAGTTCCAATCGAAAAGCGAATGTCAGCACCAACTGCACGCATGGTAATGCGACGAGTGTTGACAGACAAAGCAGTGTTGGTAGAAGTAGCCCCAGCACTCAGTTGACGAGCAGTGATAGGGGAGCCAAGAGTATCAGTTTTGTTAGGAATAGATGCCATGATTAATCGTTTTGCTCCATCAAACGGATGAGTTTCTGGGGATAGACTGGATCTGTAGCGTATCCTTCACGCTTCAGTAGATACGCACAGTCTTCACGACTGGTTGCACGGTTAACACCTTTGTAGCCTTTGTAATCTTTGTACCACTGGGTAACCAGATGATTTACGCAGTCAAATGGAGTTGCAAAGTCCATAAACGCAGCCTTTATTGTCACTGGACCGTTGCCGTAGTCTTCCCAGGTGGTCTTAATCGTGCCGGGACCTTTGATGCCAAAGAAGTTGTTCTTACCGCTCAGGGCGGTGCCATACGCAGACTCAAGTGCCCATTGGGCTGCCACAACTTCAGGAAACTTGGCACCAGCTGCAGCAGCAGCAGCTTCGATGCCATCCCATGTATTACTAAACTGCTGCTTGGGAGGTTCAGCGGGAGGAAGTCTCCACAGTTGAACCCACTCCTGAGAATCAGAAAGGCCCTCCTTACCCAAGAGTTTCTCAAGGGCTTGGAGGGCTTTGATTTGGTTGGGCAGACCTTTGTAGTACTTGGCTACGTCAGTCAGCCGGATACTCATTTGAACGTATCCTTGAGTTGTTGGAGTTTGTCGTCCTCTTTACGCAGAGGCTTCAGGGCGTTGATACCAGCAAGAATGATTTGGACAACGCTATTCGATTTCAGTTTGCTGTTGCCAATTACTTCGGAGGCAACGAACAGGCCAAGGAAAAGCAGGGTCTCATAGGAGACCTTAAGGCCAAGGATGGTAAGCATGATACTTATGTGGATAGATTAGGCAATGCCTAAAAGTGTTTTTAGTTCCTCCACCGTGAGCCCACTAGCGGCCAGCTTTTCAGCAGGCGTCAGCTCGGGGACGGGCTCGGGCTCTGGGGCAGGCTCGGGGGTGTTGCCGGCTTCCAGCCAGGCCAGGTACGCCTGGTAGTCGGTGTTGGCGGGGTCGGGTGGGATAAAGGCGTTGTCCGCGAGGCGGATGATGGAGTCGCCGGTGGTGAGTTGGTAAGTCATGATCAAAGCTCGGCGGAGGCGGTATAGGCAATAGAACCGGTCCAACTACCGGGAACAGTGTAACGTGCGGCCACAAAACCATCGGCATAGATATATGTTGTCCCTAAAGCGCCTGTCAGAGTTGGCACAGCCCTCATCCTTGAGCTGAACGTCGTTTGACTCGTCGGATAATCATTGCCGCCGGATGGTGCGTTGTTAAAGACAGGCATGGAAGTGCCAGCAGTGAAATACCTCTGACACAACTCCAGCTCCTGCCCGTAGCTCCTGCGCTCAAACGGGGTGGCGACGCTGCCGGGTTCTAGTTGGACGCCGGTGATGTAGAAGGTGGCGCCGTTGGTGCCGACGACAGAGGTGGCTCCGGTGGCACTGTCATATCTGCCAGCAGACCATGATCCAGCAGTCCCGCTCACTGTTGACCCAGCACCTAAGCTAAAATTCAAATAAAGGCCGATACCATTAGTTGTCAGCCACGTTCCGCTAGTATCACCAGAAATTACAACAGCTTTAGATTCCCACGTGTTTGCGCTGCTAATTGTATAGCTGAATGGATAACTTCTATTCACCGCACTGTTGTATATAGATCCGCCAAAAGTTCCAGTAAGTGATGAACGCACCCAAAAAGAAACCGTGATTGTTTTGGCGTTGGCAGTTCCCCAGGCTAGATCGGCTACGTTAAATCCTTCGACTGGTTGATATAAGTTAAATTGTTCAGCGGCGCCAACTGTATACGCCGATGACGAAGTAAATCCTAAATAGTTGGTAAATCCAGCGGGTGGTGTTACTGAACCGGCATTTTGCTGCCA